GGGTTGTCGAGAGTTCCGCGACGAGCAGCCTCCCACAGTTCGCTCACTTCGCCGTGAAGGTTGGCAGTGTAGCGTGCGAGACGTTGAACGTCAGTCTCCGTCTTTCCGGCTTCGTGGAAACCTTTGCTGACGGCATTTTGATAGACCTGTTCGGACAGGAGGTCGAGTTGATCGTAGTCGATGGAAGGCATGGGCTTTCAATTTATCGAAATTGTCCCGCTTGTCAACCAGCCTTTTGTTTCGCGATCTTGAATCGTATCAGGTGGTGATCCTCAGCAGCGAAGAAGTCAGGCAGACGGGCGCATTGGAACTCATAGACCATCTGTCGAGCCTGCTCCCGTGAGACGCCGTCACGTCGGGCTACAGTCAAGGCGAGTCCATTGAAGGTGTTGCTCGGTTTCTCGCCGGGGTATTGCCAGCGACCCGGAGGCACTCTGGAGATGTCCATCTCACGGAAGGTCGGCTCTGCGGAGGTCAGAGTGATGGCGGGGCGGGTGCCGATGGCGGGAAGACGTACGTAGCCAGAGGCGACATACTGTGCCTCCTCAGACGCAGGGAACACGCAGTCTGGCATCTCCAAGGAGGTCTCCTGGATGCGGGGGTGTTTCAGCCCTTCCGCGATGGCGTACGCGCAGCTTTGATTGCCAATGAACAGAGCCGCTTCAGCGATCAACTCAGCGACTTGCAGCAGGCTCTCAGTCTCTTGGTAAGCCACCACGCCGAAAGACTGCTCGAAGGCTTGATGCTCTTCAGGTGATCCGACAAACAGCAACAGGGCTGCGTAATGCTCAACGATGGCTTTCCATGGGAAGTGCTCGTTGTGGTAGCGTGCTGTGCGATTGATCACAACTCGGTCTTTCTTCACTCTCCCGCCTCCTGAGAGCCACGGTGCTCGGTGCTCGACTTTCACAGGAGTCAGATGGGTCTGCCCCAAGTAGTGATCGTGATGGGCAGACACCAAGTTGTGTGAGCGTCGGTAATAGCCACGGAAGTCAGAAGCGTTCCAGTCGATAGCCTCTCCTGAGTAAGGGAGGACTTCGACGATGTTTGGCTGTGACAGTAGGAACGGCTTGATCGCCTGCATTCTCCGAATGATAGGCTTCGTGATGGGTCGATCTACGAGATATAGAATGACTTGCCTGCCCGTGGCTTTCAGCACAGCCAAACCAAAGACAATATCTCCGAAATCACCGGAGTGAAGGACGCGAAGTGGAGCAGTTTGTGGAGACTCTTGGGCGTTCATGGTGATCAGAGGCTCCGCTTCTTTGGTCAGACGAGCAAGGTAGTTCGGAGTGACGTGACCTCGCTCAGACAACCACTTCTGGACCGGATCAGGAATGTAACCGGAGAAAGAAACAAGTTGGTCTGCGAAGGAGCACTCAGTCTCCCACACAGGCTTGTTACCCTTCTCTCCTTCTTCAAGCCGTGGATCGAAGCGGTTGAACCACCCTTCCAGCACGACACGCGCTTTCCTGTAGAAGGCTTTCTTTTCCCGCAGGAAACCCATGTGGAAGATTTGCACCCGAGGCTCTTTGACCGCTCGGTCCACGATCTCTCGTTCTCCGGCATGACGTGGCTCGTCACTGACGCAGGTGTATTCCGTGCGCCCGAATCGGGTACACCACTTGCCGCAGCAGTGTCCATCAGGGATGAGATGCTGCGGGTCTTTCCAGAAGTTGAGGCGGTCAACGATCAGGCACTTGTCCTGCTCCATCGCCTCACGAATCGCTGCGTGACAATCGGGAGTGTCTGACAGCACTTCGTCGGCGTCGAGGTAGATGCAGTAATCGCTCTTGAGATGCTGGCGGGTGAAGTTGATCCAGTCGATGAACCAGTGATGGCTCTGCCCTTTCGGCGAGGGCCAAGGCCAATTCACAACACGGATGCGAGAGTCCTTGTCAGCCATCCTCTGCATGGCTTGAGTCGTGCCGTCTGTGCTATCAGAGTCACACAGCACCAGTTCGTCCACAACCTTGAGCAGAGACTCGGCCGCAAGCTCCCAGCAGTAATCAAGCTCGAATCCATTGCGGACGCAGACAAAGCCGCCGAGGGTCTTTTTCATCGGTTGTAGGCCGCCCATATCGAGCATGTTGGATTGAAGACGATGTTGAACCGTTCGTTCACAGCGCGGGTGACTCCGTCCTCCGGGAGGAAAGCTCGGAAGTCGTGACCACAGACCAGAACGTCTTTCTTGACGAGAGGAAGGCCGAGACGAAGATCCGACTCGACGTGATGGTAGAGATGCCCAGCATCCACCAGAAGACCGTCAAAACCGCCGTTCAGATCAGTCAGTCCTGCGACGGTATCAGCACGGTCATAGGTTACGAGACCGGCTTTGATGTCATCGGCGAGAGCGCCTTTGAAGGTGTCGAGAGTTCCTGCATCTTCCCACAGGTCGATGACGTGGATCTTCAGGTCAGGATTTGCTAGGCGCATCGCTTTGGTCGAAGCTCCATTGTAAGCGCCTAGCTCCAGGAGATTCGTGCAGCCTGTGGCGTATTCGCACCACCACGCTATTTCCTCCTCTGCGTCCCACTTATTTAGTGGGCGAACTTGACGGAGCACGTCAGTCCACTTGGATTTGAGTTCGTCGGTGTTTGGGTTGAGCAGGTTGATCATAGATTCTCCCATTTTGGGTGTAGGTTCTTTTTCACTTCGACAGCGGCGAAGGGTTTGCAGATTTGTGGTCCTCGCTTCTTGGCCCACGCAGCCATGCTTTCAAGACCAATGGAGAGCGGGACAGGTTTGAACAAATGTGGGAACCAGTCTTTCGTTTTCTGGTTGTCGCTCCACGCCATTGCCACTTCCTGACGTGGGGGAAGGTGGACTCGGTAGAAAGGCACACCGACTGAGAAACACACCTCTTCAGCTAGGTGGTTGATCGAGTAGTTCAGGCTGCCGCCGACGTTGAAAATCTGCCCCCACACGTCGTTCCGATCCACGATAGCCGCGATCACAGGAGCCACTTCGCTGATGTGGCTGAAGGCTCTGCGCTGCTCTCCGTCTCCGAAGATGGTCAACTGCTTTCCTGCGAGAGCCTGATTCATAAAGATGGCGACCACGTTGCGGTAGGCGTCCGACATATTCTGCCGCTCACCATAAACCGAGTAGGGGCGGACGATGCACCACTTCAGCCCGTGGAACTCACCCGCAATCTTCAAGTCCTGCTCGACTGCCTGCTTGGCGACGGCGTAGGGATCGACGGGTTTGTATCCCATGTCTTCGTTGAATGGCGGCTTCTGGTCGCCGTAGATCGACATGGAGGAGGTGAAGACAAAGCCCTCAACTCCGTGGTTGATCGAAGCGTTGATCAGATTGACGCTGGCGATCAGGTTGTTGTGGTAGTTGAACCTACGGATGTGGAAGCTCAAGCCCTCCGTGGCGTAAGCTGCCATGTGAATCACGATACGGGGCGAGTGATGGGTAAATATCGAATCCACCATTTCGTGATTGAGCAGCGAGCCTTTGTAGAAGCAGACTCCTTCTGGAATGTTCTCGGTGAACCCGCCTGAAAGGTCGTCGATACCAATGACTTCGTGCCCTTCATCGACGAGCAGTTGGGCGACGTGGGAGCCGATGAATCCGGCAACTCCTGTGACTAGAATGGTCTTTCTCATAAGGTGATCTTGCGCACAGCGTCGAGGACATCCGTGACGGTTATCTGTTCCATGCACTCAGCGCCGAAATCAAGGCTTGTCTTGCCTGTGACGCGGTGACGGGCTCCTGCGTTGGGCAGGTCTTGGGGGCACTCGACAGCGAGGAACTTGCTCCCCTGTGTGGCGATGAACCGAGCAGAGGTGACTCCGAACAGCCCGATAGTCGGACACCCTACCGCTTGAGATATGTGAAGGGTGGACGTGTCTGGGGTGATGGTAAGAGAAGCTCTTTGGCAGAGTGCAGCTAACTGCATGAGGGAAGTCTGCCCTACGAGGTTCAGGGCTCCCAAAAAGGTGCGTTGCTCTTTCGAGCCCACCTGAATGATGGCGAAGCCCTGCTGCATCAGGCTTCTTGCTACCTCGGAAAATTTGTCGAAGCTCCATGTCTTCCCCGGCCAAGTGGTCGGGTCGGCGTTGATCAGGCACACGCGACTTGATTTCCCGAGGATAAGCTCTGCGAACTTTTGTTCCTGAGCGCCTGGAAACAGAGAAGTAGTGCTCTTGTGGGGTAGTAACCCAGCCACCACAACCAAAGCAGTCTGGTGGTAGGCATCGACGATGTGCTGCATCTGCGTAGCCTCGTAAGCGCCATTCAGGTCAACGGTTAGATGTGGCTCGCTTAGTGTGATCACTTTGGCGGTGTGATGTACCTGCCGGTTGCCGTCGAAAAGCTCTGGGTAATCTGTCTCAACGTAGATCGGAGACATGGGGCGGGACCGAGCAATAGCGTCGATGATCGGGGTGATCAGGAGAACGTCCCCAATCGCATACTTCCTCTTCACGACAATGGGCAAATCAAAGCGTCGGTGTTGCAGGTAGTAGGCCCATCTCTTCTGATTGAACTGGTGATTGTGTTCCTGCGCCTCTTGGCAGAACTTCTTTACGGCTGGGTCTGCGTTGACCGTGCTACTTCTGACATGAGGACAGTCGAGGTGAACCTTGGCGATTTTGTAGCCGTTCTCACGAACGAACAAGCTGAGGGAACTATCCTCTCCGTAGATGTCACGCAGTCCAGGGCACCAGAGGTTGTCGCGAAGCTCACGGATCGTTTTCACTCGGATCAGCATCAAACTGCCCTCGCAGTAGTCGGGTGGGCGTCTGTTGGAGGGCTCGCCGTGGAAAGCGTGGTTGAGCGACTCGCAGCCGCCGTGTGGTCCCGCGATGGCAACAGAAGCATCGTCCATCGGAGCCGCAAGTATTTCCAAGAAGCGTTCCCGCACCAGCAGGTCGTCATTGAGGCACAGAAAAAACTCCGCTCCCAGCTTCGCAGCTTGTCGGAATGCGTCTGCGTGAGGACGCTGGAAACCTTCGTTCTTCTCGTTATGCACGACCGTCATGTTCGGGTGCTTGGCAGCCATCTCGTCGAACATGGCTCCAGTCCCGTCTTTCGAGCCATTGTTGGTGGCAATAACGTGGAAATCCTTGCCATAGGCGAACACTCGTTCAAGACACTCTTTGGTGCCTTGGCAGCGGTTCAGGCCGATGGTGGAGATTAGGAAACGGGGCATGTCTTTTTTCAGGTTATCGAATCTTACCCGCTCCGTCAACCTCAATCTCCCCAAGCCGTTCCTTTTCCGTCTCCTGCCCATCCGGCGTCGGCGAGCAGTCCATCTCGGAACGTGGGCCTGGGGGGCGGGGGCGGCTCCCACCACGGCAGTTGTGGGCCAACAGGCTTCACCTGCTGTGCGGCTCGGGCTGCGGCGACGAACCGATGGCGGCGACGGCAAATCTCGATCAGCCCAACCCATGAGTCGGCACGGTCGGGGCTGTGTCCGCCTGTGCGTTTCTTCATGTCCTCCTTGGGCTCGACACAGACCTTGCTGCCGCGCTCGGTGTAGGTGCGCTCGCACATCTCGACCATGGTGGCTGCGTCCAAGCCTCGGATTTGGCCGCTGGCGACGAACTCCTTGCCGACATACCACAACTCAGAAACTCGGTTCGTGAATCGGTCCTTCCCTTTCCGCTTGTCCGTGGCGCTAACGATCATGTCAGAAGCGGCTCCCGAGAAACTCACAAGCTGGAAGCCGTGACCCATCTTCATCGCCATGATGGTCGAGAACGGATCTCCGCCACCTGTCGCATCGACACCTCGGTCGGGGACAGCGACGTTGCGTTTCTCGCACTCAGCGATGAACAGTTCTGCTAGCTGCTCGTTGCGGTCCTTGGTCCTGTGTCGAGCGTCCACCTGTTTCATCAGGTCGAGGGTGTCTGTCTTCAAGAGAATCTGACGGTTTGACCCGTTGATCTGGACTATCCCGAACAATCCGAAAGAGGCGGCTGCGGCATCCCCTCCTTTGGAGAATGACGGGTCGAGGAACGCAACGGGCGTCGGACGAACGAGCCACTGATTTACTCCTTGAGCGCAGAGGTTCTTGGTCAGTTCCGGCTCTGAGTAGATGGTGTCGGTCGCTCCTGTCGGACAAGGAAAGGACTTCACCATTCGATAGTATCCTGGGGACTTGGGTCCGAAGCGAGCTTTGATCTCGTCGAGACCTTCCTGGGTCAACAGACCTGGGTAAACCGTTCTTCCTGCTCGGACGTTCGGCGATAGCTCCCCATCGAAACGGATGCAGAAGCCGTTGACCTTGGTCCGCCACTCGAAGGTATTCTCGTCCACGCTGTTCCAGCCCTCTTCGGGTTCGCAGAAGAGGCCCATCGGGTCGAACTGAGAACTGAAGTTGCCCGAGGCCAGCATCTTGAACCCGTCATTCGCCATCAAGTTCGACGTGGCGTCGTAGAGGTTATGGGTGAGCAGAGGAAGCTCATCGGCCAGCAACAGGAGGTTCTTGGCTTTGAAACCGATCAGACTGCTGACATCGTCGTTCCCTTTCCCACCGGCTACCAACGCGATGCCGACGAGGTCATTGGCTTTTCCTTCAGGTGTGAGTCCTGTGATCTTCCCTGCGGATGAGACCAGCTTCCCCGGCATAGACGGCGGCAGCTTCAGGTAGGTGTAGAGAGAACCAAAGTAACGAGTCGCTTCGTTCCACATTCGCTCCACTTCACCCCAGACACGGTTTCGAGAGTCCTTCAGGGAGGTGGAGGTGATCAAGACCTTCGTGTTCTCGGGGAACAGGATGAACATGCAGACGGCGTACATGGACAGGAACGCCGATTTACCGGAACTGGCATGGCCGGATATAGCCATCAACTTTTCAGTCCTGATATTGCGAAGGATAGTGTCGGAGTAAGGATTCCAATGCCACTTGAAGGGCCAATCGTTCCTCCCGAGGACATGGTTCACGAAGAGTTTGAAGTGCTCCTCCCACGGAAGTATCTCGTTTCCTAGCAGGGTTGAGAC